TAAAATCTTCTTTGCTAAGAAGTAAATTATCCAAATGAATAGACGAATTATAAGGACACTTAACCTCAATGCCAAAAGACTTATCTTTAGCAATACCATCAGGAGTTCCGCAAAAATAATCATTGTAAATAATAAGACCTGGCCTGATAATTTCAGTATCAACAAGATCGGAAAACATATTGATTGCTTCATCTTCATAAGAGTTACCCCAAGCTGTTGCGGCATTAGAAAATTGTGTTTCTTCGCTTGAATCTTCTATTAGGGTTTCTGTAACCTTTTCTTTTATATAAGTAATTGCTCCCTGACTAAGAACCTCTGTCTTAATCCTTGGCTCTGTCATTAGCCTATGAAGTTCACTAGGTGTAAACCTTCCGTATCTTTCTGACTTCCATTGTTCTGACCCATGTGGGATGTGCTTACTTGTTTGCATTTTGGTCTTTTAAGTAAATGAAAGCACCTATTATAAATACTACAAGTGCTGAAATAAATAAAAATGCAAGAGGAATAAATGCCTCATACCAACTAATTTTTATTAGGTCAATAGATTTACCAATTACCAATACAGTTGTTATCAATAAAAACCAATTTATTATGTTTTCGGGTTTCATATTATTTATTTTTAGAGTTTACATAATCGTTTAATTCTGCTGAAGTCCATAAAATATTACCTTTACTATCTACTGGATAATTCTTACCATTAGTATGTTTCTTAACCTTTAAATCCTCGATGCCTAAACTGTATAAAAATCTACCAACTCCAAATTTAACAGCTGCTCTTTTAAATGTATCAGATGCCAATCCCTTATCCTTCTCTACATTTGATTCAGATCCTGTATCTGATTTAGTTATTGCAATATTCTTTCCTGGGAAATGGCAACTCAACTTACAGAATAATTTACCATCTGCTTCGTGATATTCATCCTCCCATCCATCTACTCCAAAAACCTCATCTAGTCTATCCATGACATCCCTAGCATCTACATAGGCAACACAGGTTGCTTTATAGTCATTAATACTTTGGATTCTCCATTTGTAAACCATAGGAGCTTTCAACTGTTTTTCTAATTCTTGATTTGTTTTCATTTGTTTGGTTTTTAATTGTTCAATTTGTGATTCTAAAATTACTACTTTACTAATATCGTTCTCAAGTGCCATAATCAAATATACTAAAAGTTATCGACAAAATATAATCATAAGTAACATTTAACTAAATTGTTTTTTATCCTAAATGCCTTATCAAATTTAACTAAATCCCTGTGGGTATCACGATAATAAATAATAGTAGTATGGTCTTTTTTAAATATTGAACCTAATTTCTTTAATCCAAAATTTGCATTAACCTCTAATAATAAACCTACTGCAATCATCCTGGCCTCCACAAGATCCTTATTTCTTTTCTTACCAATTAAATCCTTCATACTTATTTCAAGTGCCTCACAGGTAATATGGATAATAGTAGCAACATCATCAGTAGTTCTTTTCAGCCTACAGAATATTTTGTGTTTTTCTTCTAACCCTGGATAAATAAAATAACTCATAATCTTATCTTCATTCTTTTAATGTAATCTTTTCTCCCAGCTGCATCAAAAATCGCTTCCCTTTCAGTATCTACCATTCTATCAGAAAATAAAAGACCATCTTCATTTTTATAGATATTAATCCAAAAAGTTTGTTTTTCTAATTTCCTAACATAAGAGGTAGCTAAGTTCATAGTTAGTATTATAGATGCACCAAATCCTAGTAGAATACATCCTAATATTGTTAAAAAAGTCATAACTCTTTGCTTTTTAATAGTGCATCATAACCTCTAAATTTTGGCTCTATGGATAGTGTATAACCCATCGCATTAAAGTAGTTCCTCATTGTGTTTATTGTAGGATTATTACTGGATTCAATCATCGAGATCATTGCTTGAGTAACTTCCATTCTTTTGGCCACCTCTCTTTGAGTAAGACCTCTGTTTCTTCTGTAATCGCTTAGTTTCATTTTATTTAGTTTTTAAATAGTTTTTAAGGTCAATATTAAACGCTTTAAGAGATTCTAAATCCATTAGGCTAACAATACCTATCAAGTCCATTATCTCTGCTGAAAACTCATCTAATCCATCTGCATCGTTATTTTTTAATTTAACTAAGTGGGATAGGTTTGTATTTATTTCTGAAATTGATTCTCGGATTCTTTTTAAATGGTTTCTGACTAGGCTAGACTTAGCCACATCGGGAAGTTCCATATTATATTCAAAATCCATTAGGGTGGTTAATAACTTCATCCTAGACAAGCTATTCAATACCATTTCTGCTTTTTCTTCTGTTAATTTCATAATAATTCTTTAAGTTCTGATAAATCTGCTTTTGGAAGTAATGAGAAACAATTAAAATCAAACTGGATTTCTATTTTCCCAAAAACTTCTGTGTCTACTAATGAATTTGTTACCTCTTCTAATAAAATACCTTTAAATTGTCCTATCATTTTTATGTCTCTAATGGTATATATTTTATCTAGTACAGGTAGAGATACTTGGAAATCATAATTCTCTTCGTATCCTTCAAAATCACATTCACATTTTATAAGATCACCTATTTCCATAAAAACCTCCATAATCTAAGTATTAACTCAACTGATCTAAATGTCAGGTATAAAGTGAATATCACAATTGCCGTAACTACTAATGCCTCAATTATTTTGCTCATGATTAAATATTTTAGAAATTGCCTCAGGTGAATAATCATATCTAATTTCCTGTGTTATACCTAAATTAAATACCAAATTGCAAATAGTACCATATTTTAAATCTGCCCATGATACATTATCTGATAATTCTCTCATTAATATTCTCATGGTTACAGGGTATTTAACCTCTTCAGCCTTTAGCATCTCTAAATGCTCTGGACTTAATTTTTCTAATAGGTTCATATTCTTAGTTTAAATAGTTAATAATCATTTCATTTAATTCCCAATGCAGGTCTTCCTGTAACATCTCTAATTCATCTACTGTTAATTTAGTACCATCTCCATCTTGAAAAACAGCAGCACTAATATAAGCATCGCTAAAATCAGGATAATCATTCATATCAATGCCATCAAATTCGATGGAATTAAGATCTACTTCTTTGTTATTAATTATATACTTTCTCATGTTAGTTTAAATTATATTTGTATTCGCTAAATAAATCTCCAATTAATCTGTCTATAATGTACTCACTCATTTGAAATTTCTCATCGTAAGTTAGTCCCATTTGTGTGTAGTAATATCCCGATCCATAATCGCTAGTAAGTTCATCTGCCTGGTCTTCGTCATAAATATCGCTTCCCAAAACCTTGCTATACTTTGCTTCTTTAAAAATACCATCCTCAACTAACATATCATTACCGTATCTCAAAAATACATGGGTAGGTATAGTTATATAATGAATAGTCTTTTCATATCCTAATAGTATAGATAGTTCGCAGAAATCGTCACCAAAAACTATCGGGCCATTGGCTTCGATTTTATAGTGGTAGGTAGAATCATTTTTGAATAGCTCAAAGATTTCCAAAATCGCTTTCGTTTCCATTTCCATTTTGGTTTCCATTTTCATTTCTGTTTCCATTTTTAGTTACAATTAAGAAATACAGGTGAACCGAAAAATATCGGACTATTAAACTCTTCATTATTGTACTGGTCTAGTCCAGGTTCATTCATTAAAGAATCTGCAAGGTCTAAAGCATCGCCCAGAAATTGGGCCTCGACCGAAAAATACGATCTGAATAGAGTATCGGCTTGATAATCTACATAAAAATTAAATTTTCTCATTTGTGTTTGGTTTTAATTGTTTATAAAGTTATTTGTTAATTCAAATATAAGTATAATATTATATATAATGCAAATAAAATAAAAAATATATTCAAAAATTATCCAAAAATATTCACTACGTTCAAAAATCGGGAAGCATCGCCTCCAAAAATCGCCTGGTTATCCAAAAATCGGGAAGGTGCAGTTATCCAAAAATACCCACTATCTAAAATTCATAAATACCCTATCAAAATAACCTTTTTGCATATGTTATAACTGTTTTTCATATTAATATTACTATTCATTTGTCCATTCTTTTTTGATTTTTACTTATTTTTAGCCTATCTAATAAACTATTTTTATTTGTGTTATACTTTGTATTGATTAATTTTTTAAGTTTCTTATAAGGTCTTATTTTAGCTTAATTTAATCTATCTTTTTTAATTCATACGGTGTAAGGTCAAGGCCAAAATTAAAGGTATACCCTAAATTTTTAACCTTAATTAACAAATCTTTTAAATTATTATAATCGTTTATTTCAACATCGTTAAATATTTCCATTACATTTTTAGGGATCAATTCGGGATGCTCGAATAAGTCTATTTTATTTTGCATTGCTTTATTTTTTACTTTATTAATTTGTTAATTAGCTGCCTGTAAAGGGTTCGAACCTTTGTTAATATCCACTATAAACAGGCAATAAAAAAGGAGCTAATTAGCTCCTAATAATTTAACTTAATACTACGAAACCCGAACAATCTTTTTTGGCCTTACCTTTTGCTTTTAATCCAATTACTACACCAGCAGGATCATTAAATCTTAGGTCTGTTAAATCGCCATTAATTACGGGATAATTCAAATAAGTACCTGGTAAATCATTTGCAAATACTACAGCGACGTTAACGCCATAACTTAATAAAGTTTTAATTTCGTCGTCCTTATCCGTTTCTTTTCTTGAATAAGTTACACGATATTTGTCATTTTCGTTATAACGTGCGAAGTTATGAGCTTTCTTTTTGTCTTTCGTATAATCATAAAATTTTAACGCTCCAAAGCTTAACAATCCATTTCCTGTATACCTAATTAGTAATTTATCAAAATCTAAATCAGACGTACCATTCAAACGGATAAAAATATTTTTGTTTTCCTTTACTGCTTTACCGTTTATTTTAGACAAATCAGATAATAATTGAGTAAAAAATAAAGCGGGATCGTCAAAAAAAAGATTTGTTTTCCGTCTTCTTGCTTTTTGAACATTACTAAAAGCCCCACGTCCCGCGCTATTTAAACAAGCTATGCCGCAACCTTTCGATGCAAAAGGACAAACATTTTTTCCGCTATCGTTTAAATTTAACGGACTAAGGTATAAAATATAGGTCTCACTTTCATTTTTGATAGTTTTAGCGTTACTATTTCCGTTACTGATTAAATTTAATTTCATGTTGTTGGTTTTTAAATTGTTTATATTTTTACTTTAAATTACTAATAAATTGGTCTCTATTTTCTTTGTAGTATCCCGCGTCACAATATCCACACGAATGAATTAAGCTTGAATATAACATTGAATGCAATTTTTTATATTCATTTGTGAATTCGGGTATTTTACAATTTTTAACAGCATAAACAAAGAATTTACTATTTTCATTTGTTCTATAGTGGATAAAATACGTTTCTGTTTTTCTAGTTTTCATATTCTTATAATACTTTAAATTTAATTATTTCATTATCGCATAAATTAGCTAAAATCAATTTAGCATATTCGGCAGCTTGCTTTTTATTGTTAAACTGTTTAATAATAGTAAAGTGATCATTATCATTTGAATCTAAAAATTCTATTTTGTACGTTTTCATAATCTTATTTTTTTAATCGTTTTATAATGTATTCAGCTGAAATACCTACAATTAATGCTGGTAAAGATATTACCACTGCTATAAACAAAATGGCTTGAATGTATTCGATATTTGTCATGATCTTTAATATTTTAGATTAGTTAATTTTAATTTAGTTAGTTATTAAAAAGTTAGTTTTTTAAAACAGGTTTATTACAATTGAATTGATAGCTATCAAGATAAATGTAACCGATAACAGTAATAGGATAGATGCCGATAGTTTTAATAATTGATTTTTCATTTTCTTGTTTTTTAGTTTGGTTTAATTGTTAGTAGATATCTTGTATTAATGTATTAACGTCGATTAGTGTATATATAATAGTCATGTATTCATCTGATCCCTCGTTGTATTTATCAGATAACATATGCTTTAATTCTCTTAACCTTTGCATAGCTTCTAACTTACTTAATAGGCCCAATTCTATTTGATCTGATAATTTAGAAATCTTGTTTACTAGTGTTTTCATCTTGTTTACTTGTTTGGTTAATATTTATTTGATTGTTTAATAGCTTTTTTGGGTAACTTTCTCTACTGTCCCTTTCTTTCCACACCACTAATGTAATAACATATATCTTATTAATTGTCATAGAATTGTCATAAAGTATTAAGCATCTGTTAAGATTATAGCACAAATAAAGATCATTCAATCATTAGTATTAAGGTAGTATATAGCCCTCTGGAGGGAGGCTGGGTGGTTAGTGGTAAAATATTGCATGATCATTAAGATAGTGCTGTAGAGAAGAGTATATAGCGTATAAAGATAGAAAAAATCTTTAGCGAAAAAAAAATCCCAACAGCCTCTTGGCACTACTATACAACCCACTACAATTTACAACAGTATCAAATATATCTTATACTATATAATAAAAAAATAGGTAGGGGATATTTAATAAGGAATTATTAAAAAAGATAGGAAAGGATTATAGAAAATTATTGCTAGGAAAAAAATAGCTTGGAAAGAACTTGCAAAAGAATAGAGTTTGCAAAAAGGGAACTAAGATTCCGCTGACGCTTCGAGATGAATCTCGACGATAGATGTTTTATGATTATTGATGTAAGTAGCAAAGAAAAAAGAAAAGAAAGAAAAACCCCCCTAAAAAGAAAGAAAAGAAAATCTTTCCTGTTATTGTAGATACTAAATGTAATCAATAACTATTTTGTTCGATCCAAACACCTAAGAGATGTAAGTTTAGCTTTTCAACTGCTCAAGCCTTGCAGTAATAATAAAGTCTAAGGTATGTATTTATAACCGTAAAAACAAATAAACTTATCTACATTATACCCTAATCAAAAACCGTTTATACTAAATCAAAAACCGTCTAGTATATTATTTATCTACAAACCTTGATTATGAGAAAATATTTACTTACATTGCAAAACAATAGATGTATTATGGCAATCAACTTTACTAGAGACGCTACAAGCAAAAGTGTTAAAATTACTCAAACAGGTAAGCCTAATATTTATTTGATGGGGTATTTTTATGGAGTAATGACTAATAATGATGCTGGAACTCATATTAACGTGAGGGATGGTGATTATAACATTACTTTTGCCGTAGCGGATATTGGTACTATTAATAACAGTGCTGGGCCTTGGACATTGGCTAATGCACTTCATGAATTAG